CCAGATTATATTTTGACGGATAACCATATCTTGAAAATAATTCATGTGTATTCTTACAATGGTCTGCAAGTGTCGAAGTATGATGTGGATTTTGCTGATTGAATCCTTCCATATTATCAAACATTTTCAACGCATCTAATCTATGCTTATTTTTCATATAATAGTGAATAATTCCTTCGTTAAATTCCTCTTCCATGAATGGAATTTGAAACTTTCTAATCTGTTTATCTAACACTTCTTCAGGCACAGGATGTTGTCTGTCTAGGTT